ATAGGTAGTAGTTGTAGTCATCGCCAAAGTCACCAGTAGTGAAACTTGAATTAGTTGACTCACCGTCTAGCGATACCACGGTATGGGTAGTATCAAACACGGCAGGCGTACCTTTACCGCTTAACCAGAATGGTGAATCCCATCCTAGACCAGCAGGTATTGAATCCCATGTTGAATAAGGGAATGTGTCCCAAGTAACACCGCCAGCCACGTATTCCAAAGCCGCCTCGATAGACCTGTCATCCCTGCCCCATACATTGGTTCTGTAGTGGTAGACAACGCACTTGGTCAGCGCACCGTTAGAACCTAGTGAAGGGTAATAAAAATAAACACGAGCATTAACACGGTCATGAAGTGATTTGATTCTGTTAGCATAGGCACTGTCTAATTCAGCATAAATGGTTTTTCGTAGTGGGTCGCCAATCGGTACAGGTCTAGCCCCGTCAAAACGCCAGAAGTTGTCAGCACCCATAAAGATATGCACAGGGTTTTCAGCAGAACCGATATTGACGACAGCCTCTTGTGAGTTACATCCTGCTTCCCCTGGAACTTGCTGGAAGTTCCATATCTGCGGCGTACCTACATACGTTCCGATATACATAGCACGTTCTTTGTAGACCACAATCTGGTCACCGAACTTTTTACCTGCATAGATACGGCCTGGTGCTGATACCAGCAAACCTGACGCGCATTGTGTTGTAATGCTAGGTGTCCAGTCGGTATAGCTATTCTGTGCTGCACACCACCATCTATTTGGACTATCACCGAAACTGGCTTCATTGGTATCGAACAGGAACACGAACCCTGCAACTGTTTCCACGATAGAGGCTTTAGGTGCGCCTGTAACGTTAGCGAATGCGCCGCTAGAGCTATATTGCAGCGTGTCTGTCTTAGCCACCGCCAGCGTAGTATCGCCAAACTGTGCCAATCGCCAGAAGTTATCTGCTCCAAGTGCGTAATTACCGCCTACCGCACGGGTTACGTCAGTCCAAGTAGTAGAAGATAGCTCATAGAGTTTAGTCGCTGAACCTGCAATCACACGGACAGAGTTATCCAGTTTTCTTACCGCGCCAGCACCGTAACAAGCAGCAGCCAATGCCGCTACACCTGTACTCTGTGCGCTAGGTGCTGCTTGCATCCCTTTTTCTGTAGGAATGAACGCAGAGCAGTCTGTGATGACACCTTCAACGGTCTGGTCTATGTCTGGGGCGTAGCCTAATAGCTTCATTAGATAGTCCTGATGTCGTAAGCACGGCGAGGAAGCATCAAGTAAGCCTCTGTCGTCAGCAGATTATGATTTCTAAAGTCCTCTGCATCGTTCGCTTCTTTAATTGCTTGCTGGTATTTCTGTTCCCACATCTCAACGTGTTTATCATCTTTTGTGTATGGGGCTGCCTGTGACAATGTGCCAAATAAATAGATATTTGGGTATTTGGTCATGATGGTATTAGTCGTATTAGCTTGCAGGCTAGGGACTTCACCACGATAGATGATAGTTACGGTATATTCACCGTCAGGGATAGGGGATAATTTTAGTGAATCAGCCTCTATGTAGTAATACTTGGACATTTGAGGCGCGATGTTGTAGCGATAGGTAGATGGGTCATAACCTTGCAGGATATAAGTGTGTCCTGATGGGTCAGAGATATACATGCGAATCAGTGACACCATGTCGCTAGGGAATGAGTAAGCGTCATTACCGTTTGATGTGGTGATGGTTGCGCTTTTCTCTAATGGCTGAATATACAGGTCGCGTGAGATTCTAGCTTCAGCAAGCGCAATCAGGTCAGGAATGATGTTGTCCATGTCGCTACGGTGAAGCCACGATTTGACGCTATCAATCAAGTCATTGTAATTAGCTAGTGCCATGTTCAACCTTTAGACGTAAAAAAACCGCAATCAAGCGGTTTGAGTGTTTATTCAATATGCGCCCACGAGCGTCTTTTTTTTATGTCGCATACCGTTTGCCTCGATATGCCAAACTTGGTGGATAGTTCACTACCTGTCATTGTGCTAGAGCGTATTTCTCTAACAATATCAGGCGTTATCTTGCTGCTTATTCCCTTATTAGGGCTAACACGTTTAGCACGTGCTACTTCATCAACTTTTAAATGTGACCATGAACGTCTACATTTAATATCGCTGATGGTCATAATCGTTATGTCATAATCAGCTGCAATAGCTGTATATGGTCTTGGGTCTTTCAGTATGCTTAATGCTTGCTGTCTAGTGAGTTCAGCCTGTGGCAGTTCATCACCTCTTAATATTCCGCCTCTACCTTTGCTCCATTTGTCTTGTTGGTTTTCAGCCGTAGAGCCTAACCATAAATGAGCAGGATTAACACATGATGGGTTGTCGCATGAATGAAATACCACCATATCAGATGGTATCTGTTTGCGATTAGCTAAAGCCCATGAAAATCTATGAGCTTTTCTTAAATATTGCTCATTGACCTCACCTCTAAATATTCCATAACCATCGCGGTCTTTACTTGCAGTCCATTCCCAGCAGCCACTATCAGCAACCTTGTATTGCATGTCAAACCTATCTTCAGCAGCCATCCCTCTAAATAGTCCAGAGTGACTTTTTAATGCTACAGGTGAGCCATATAACTTATTTCTACGCCAATGTTTGTTACATAAACCTAAAGCTAAAACTTTATCTTCACAACCTTTAATACAGCAAATTGAATAGTCCATTTATAACCCCTAGTGTATGATTCATACTTAACATCATACACTAGGAAGTTATATAGTCAAATACTAATTTGAAAGTATGCGAGCGGCAAGCTGGGCGCGGAGAGTCTTAAATCCATAAAGCACATCCAGCCTACAAGGCAGCGTGTCATAGTTAATATCGTATTGACGTGCAATACGCATAGAGATACCGTCTAACACTTGACGAGAACCCCAAGCACCGTATTTGCTTACATCAATCAAGTCAGCAGTAGCAAATGCAAATGCATCTTTGTGATAAGCCAGTGAAGGTTTATACACACCACTTGCAGAGCCTACTTTAGATACCAGAGCACTGTCAGCCATACCAGCAGCAACCACGTTTTGACGGCCTGTAGTTGTGTAGATTGCTGGTGAGAATGACAAGTCACCTGCACCGCCTGCATAATCAGCAGTTACAACGAATTGCTGCAATACACCTGTATCGGCTTTGGTTTCTGGGTGTACACGGTTACAACCTGCTACCGTGAAGATGTCACCTTTCTTGAAGGTATTTGCACCTGTTTTCAGAGTTACTTTAGCAGAACCGTTAGTAGTTACAGCACCGTTCACTGCATAGCCTGTTGTAGCTGCACAAGTACCAGTTGTCTGACTTGTTAGCAGTGTATTCTCGTAAAAGTCAAATCCTGCGGTACGGCCCATTTGACCTTCTTTGTATTGTTTAGAAATCTCGCTTGAATCCTGGAACAAACCTTTCAAAGCGTCTACCAAGTCAACGTTATCCTGTGTATTCAGCAAGATGCTGCGGTTATTGTCATTAGGGGCCAGTGAATCATTCAACACTTTACGTGCGCCTAATACTTTAGCGAAAGTAACTGCTGAACCAATGTTATTGACGTTGTTGTAAACATCAAGCGCCATGCTTAAAGCATCAGCTTCAATGTTTGCAGCAAGAACGCTCATAGCTGGTTCAAGAATACGCTTAGAGAAGTCATCCAAGCTCAATGTAAGCTCTGCTGATGTGAACTGAATATCAACGCCTTTTTGTGTTGCAACTTGCAGGGTTGTTGATGTTTCGCTAGTTGCCTGTGCTGACAATGTAGCGCCTGAACGAACTGTGTATTCGTTTGGTAAACGCACTTTCAGTGAATCACCAATTTTTGCGCCTTCTTTAGCGAATGAATCATCATATTGACGATTAATAGAGCCTACAAAATTTAGCTTCTGGTGCAGCACTCGCAAGGCTTCACGGGTTACTGCGGTAGGGGTTAAAACACTGTTGCTGGTTGGAGATGCCATTTTCTTATTCCTTTAAAAGCGCCTCACGGCGTTAATTAATTTATTTACGTGTCTGTTTGTTGCGCCATTTAACCCAGTCATCTACGCTCATATTGTCTGGGTCTGTATGAGCACTGCTAGAGCCTGTTTTAATCGTTTTAACTGGCTTTGCTTCCGTCACAGTTGGTTTGCTGGCTTTAGCCTTGTTCAAGGCTTCCAGTCCAATCTTTGCGTAGTAAAGTGTCTTGACGATGCGCGGGTCAATGACAGTGCTTAACTCTGAATCGTTGAAGCCGATTTGCTGGCCTACGCTTCTAAGAGCATTTGCAGTGTCTGGTGACCAATTTGGGATTTCTTTTGCAAGAACTTCACGGCCTCGTTCAGCCATCTGCATTGCTGCTTTTGCCTGTTCTGCCTGTGATTGCTGTTCTTGCGTGTAAATGTAATTAGCTAACTGCGCGCGCTGGTCTTTTGCCTGGTTGTACTCGAAAAAGGCTTTTTGAGCTTCTACTGGGTCTTGGTCACTCCATGCCTGCCAGTTGACTGAACCGTATTGCTCTAACTTCCCATCAAGTGCCGATAGATTTGCGTATGCCTGCAAGTTTGCTTGTTGACGCTGATATGATTGTGCAGCTAGTTGTCTTTCCTGCTCAAAGGCAGCGCGTTCGCTTTCAATCTCTTGTCGTGTCTTGGCTACTTCCTGCGTCTTTTGTGTGTAGTCAAGGTGTCGTAATAGAGCATCTTTCAATTCAGGGGGGACACGGTACTGCTTCCCTTCGTACTCGACTTCTACCTCTTCAGGTTCTGCGTCCTGATTCTCGTCATCTACGTTTTCAGATACTTGCTCATCAGTAGGTTGCTCGTTAGAGTCTACTGTTTCTTGCGTTTCGACTTCCTCAACGGATTGGTCGATGATTTCTTCTGACATTTGCATGTCCTTTCGGTCATTACCAAGGGGAGCCACCCCCTAGCCCTGCGCTTCACAGCGTTAGGTATAAAAAAAGCCCACTTATAGTGAGCTACATGGCTAATGTTCGGTTAAAGTTGTTTCCAGTTATGCACGACCACAAACACATACAGCACCACCAGAGTGATAAGCACTGGCAATCCCGCAAAGCCTGCAAAGTAGCCAAATACTGTAGTAATGATAGCTTTCAGTACAAGATAGCCATCAACGCTGATAACGTTCATTATCTTGCGTGCTAGACGGTTTACTTCTGTGCCACCGTTAGCAAGTATCGTGCGTGTTGTGTATAAGTCACCAAGCTGCAATAAACCTAGTAATACGGTCAATGCAATCACAATAGTCTGCTCGCTCATGCCCAAGTCCTATACGGTGTCTGTGGGTCAGGTGCTACGTTATAGGCATCAAACTGTGTTGTATCTGGACCACGCAGGTTTACATGCCAGCCAGTTAATGGCGTACCGTTCTTGTAAATAGTGCCTACTACGTCAATGGAATAGTCGGTTAAGTCAGCAATAACCTTGTTAGCCTCTGCTTCATCAGCGAATTTCAGGTAGAAGTCTGTCATGCTGTTAATCCTTTGATAGTTGCATCACTAAGGCGTGTTGAATAGCATGCAACAGACTTAACATGACCATTCAAGTATTCACCTGCTTGACTTGTACCGATACGCATCCTGTCAGCAATGATGGTGCTTGCTGATGTATCAGTGCCTACTGTGCCGCCATTGATTACAGACGCATAATCATTCACCTTGAAGCCATAGCCAGCTTTGTTCATTGTGTTGGCTGTTATCGTGCCTAAATCAAGCGCAACCTGCTCTGTTCCTGTCCATTTCTGACGGAAGAATGGGTCTGCTGTTTCAGTGCGAAGCTGTAGGTAATTATTAGCCGTGTTGTCATCAATAGATAATGCATTACGGTTGCCAGATGCTGGACTATCAAATGTGGCTGTAACACTTGCTTCATTTGTGCCAAACCAGCTATAGAAGTTGCTACCATTCACCGTTGCCACATCAGCCGTTCTAGTTGCTTGGCTTGCCCCTGTAGGGATATAACTAGTAGCAAATGAACCTGCTTCCAGTTGAGCGTATTGCACCGTACCTGTAACAGTCAGCGTTAAAGTTCCTGCTGTTGGAGTGAATGTCAGTGTCTTGCGTGTAGGATATGCGCCAGTACCTGTCACCGTTGCTGATGCTGTACCTGACAATACAATCTGTCCTGTGCCATAGAATGACAATGTGTAGGCTTGTGCTGTTACTGTGACGTTTTGTGTAGCTAGGTTAGCACCGTCAATAGTCGAGTTCAGTACAAGATTTGCGCGCTGTTCTTCAATCAACAACCCTTTAGGCTGCAAGGTAACAGGGACATAGTCAAATCTAGCACCGTAATACGCAGATGCAGATGGTGCAGCGGCAGCATTTAACACGTATGTGTCTAGTGAGGCTGAATCGGATAGTTGAGCACCGAAGATGTAGATGCCTGATGTGCCATCGCCTGTATATGAAATATTACCCGTATCATCACATAAATATAAACCTACTGCATCAGAACCACTTGCAGTAGCGGTTACTGTAATACCTACTCTATACCATCCATTACCAACTGAGGATATAGAAGGATTTGTCCAACCTGAAGCTAAACTACCAGAATATGTTCCTGTAGCTAAATCAAATACAAGAGCTGTAGGTGGTGTTGGTAGAGCCGCCGCCGCACCTCGTCTAAGTTGGAATTTAGTTCTTCCTGCTGATTTTATATAGTATGTTTGTGTATATACTGAATTAATTGTTAAATTAATATTTTCAGATAAAGAATGATTACCATTTGCAGTTGTTTCAACTAACTTCTCAGCACAGACCACACCATTATGGTTAGCGTAATAGATAGGTAATGCTGCGGCATCAGTCCTGCGGTAATTGCCTGCTACTGAACCTTGTACGAGTTGAGCTTCTGCTACAGTTATAGATGTTGCGTTATCCGTTACTAACCTAATAATCTCAGCTCTTACTGTACTTGAAGCAGTTGCGTTAAAAGTTTTAGTGATTGAATATCTAGTAGGTGTTGCTGTAAGTGTTATTTGAGTACGTGAAACATCGTCAACCGTATTAGATAGTCCTAAACTTATAGTTCCAGAGCCAGATAATTTGATACTAAATGTAAATGTGGTTGATGTAGCAGTAATTGATTTTTCTTGCTTAATAGAATCATTTGAACCTGCATATGTAATTGTTGGTGCAGATGCTTTACTTGCAGTACCTGTCACAACCCATGCAGCATTACTAAAATCTTGACTGTAAATAAGTTGATTGGTCTGCACAAAGCTATTGGATTTGGTCCATGCGGCGTTGTCGAATAATTCAGAGAAACCTAGAAGGTTTCGCACTGTGGTGGAGTTGTAGGTGGTAGCTGTTGTGCCGATTTCTAGTTGAGCGCCATATGCATATACTTCATCACCGTTAGTCGTAATCCTGATGCCTGGTGTTCTTGTGCCAGCAGTAGGCACGATGGCTGTTTCATAGCGCACCCATGATGATGTAATTGCTTTAGTTACATACGTTGAACCATCAGCAGTAATATCAATATTACCAGTGCCTGTCTTACGTCTTAACCAAACACTGAACACATAAGACTGTGAAATTGCAGTATATGAGTGCAATGTAGTTGAATTAGCACCGCCTGCGGTCAATGTATCGGCAGTAGTATTGCCATCAGGTGCAGCAAGTGAATTAGAAGTAACTATTGTGGTGGTCTTAGTCCATGCACTATTGTCGAATTGCTCTGACGCAGAAAGTAAATTGTGCGGCGCATAAGCAATCGCCCCTGCGCTATTGGTAATAGTAGCGTTAGAGGTGCGTGAAAAGTCAACGCGGCGGTCTAATACACCTGATGTCAGCAATAACTGGAATTTAGGATAGTTGCTTAATGCGCTACTTCCAGTCACGCCTAATCCGTTCACAAAATTGCGAACACCTAAAGCAATGGCTTTCATTATGAATAGTAGCTTACGTTGAGTTTGGCTGACGCTGATGTTTCAATAAACTTGATGCCGTTCAAGTTGCCATCATAAATCAGCACATCAGGGCTAACGTTTAGTACCATGCCTACAGATGCAGTAGGATTCGTGCCATCATCACGCCAGCGTACAGATTGTGCTTCTGCCTGGATAATTGCATAGGTCGCTGTAGCAGGAACGGTCAAGCCTGTAGCAGATGATAATGATGTGATTTGCTGATAGCCTAAACAGCTAGATGTATTCTTGAGTGACATTTTCTTGTCCTTGTGTATTGATTAAACTACGCACGCCTTCAATCTCTGATTTGAGCATGTCAAAGTAGGCTTTGAATTGCTGTTCGTCTGCGGATGACTGTGCGCTCATGGAAGCAATCTGCAATTTGGTTGCATTGTCCATTTCAGCTTTCTTCAGGTCTGCTTCAATCTTCGCCATTGAGGCTTGTGCATCGGATTGAATCTTTGCGAACTCTGCCTGCTTGTCAGCTTTCATCTGCTCATTTTCAGACTTCATGCTTTGGTATTCCTGCATACCTTGCTGTAACTGCTGCTTGACCTGCTCTAACTGGTTCTGCAAGTCAGCAACAATGCCTTGAGCTTCAGGTGGAATAGGATTGTTTTCACGTTCCATGTCCTGAATCGGTTTAGGCAGCATGGCTTTCAGTCGTGCGCTAATCTTGTCAGCATCTGGGAAGTCCATCAGCTTGACCATGATGTCGCCTAAAATAGGTGCGGCAGGTGGATAGCTTCGGATAATCTCGGTAATGGCCTGTACAGCTTCTTCTCTGCGAGTTGTGAAGTTAGGGCCACTCTCTACTGTCACGTCATATTTACCCAGTGTCAGGTCGTATAGCTTCTCTACACCGCTTTCATCTTGAAAAGGCTTGTTTACCTGTACGTTCTTAGGCTCTTTGTCTTCACCAATGATGCGTAATACACGGGGCTTGTCGTACACTTTAGGTATCAGGTCAACCAGAATGCGGCCTGCATGACGGATAGCACGGCTCATGTTGTCAATGAAATGAAAGGTTGAAACATCACCTTCACGTTGACGCGCCATAATTGCTTTGCCACTGGTTTCATTGCTTCTAGCACCCAGTGAGGCATCGAATATACCCATGATGGACTTCATGTCATCAGATGCGTTTAAAGCCTCCTGCAATGCGCCTGCTGGTGCGCCTGCGAATGGTTGACGCTGTGGTGGTATATCACCGTCATACTCGATGAACGCATGAGATTTGGTGTTAGCTGTGTTCCATTTGGTGATGTCTGTATCGAATGCGCCTACAGGGCCAATAAACGGGGTTTTAGGCGTTAATGCTACCAGTTCGGTACTTGTGGTTCGCCAGTAGTTAAACATGCGCTGTGAGTCTTTAGCGTCACGAATAAGGCTCTTGTAGTAGCGTTTACCATCTACGTTAATTTCATCGCCGTACACAGGGATAATCGGGATGTAAGTACCAGCCCATTCAATCGATTCCAGAGGTTTATCACAGCCGCCAGCAATCCAGTGCTGTGTCACTTGCCATGACTTGGTATCGCGCTCACGCTGAACGGTAATACCTGCTGCATCAAAGATTTCTTTATTGTCCAGATACTCTTCAATACCTAGAATCTGACCGTTGTTCAGCAGGATAATCTTCTTGGTGACTTCCTCGCGTGTCCAGTATTCAGCTACACGAACCTTATCTTCCTGCACCCATAGTGTGTCACGGTCACCAATCGCCATGCCTGTGAAGTCTGTCTTTTCAGCATCAGGCCATCTGCGCTCAAACTCGTCTTCATCCATCCATTCGGTAACGAAGCAATATTTCCAGTCAGAGCCATCGCCTTCAGTAGCGTCAATGTCACCGTATACAGTAAAAGGGTTCACAATGCGGTTAATCATGATGTCCATGTCGAACGTGTCATCATGTGCGTAATCAGTCGTTACACGGAAATAACCGATGCCGCAGGTCACAGCAAAGTCAATGGCTGTGTCATAAGCAATGTCAGCGTTAGAACTAACTTCAATATTGCGGATGATGCCGTTCAGCAGGTCAGCCACTTTAGGGTCAGCGTTTGAATCTACTGGGTGACACTTGATGCTTGGCTTGTTCTGGCGTGAATCATTCACTACCTGGCGAATGAAGCTAGGCATGCGGTTAATGGTCAGGCATGGTCTGCCTTCAAGTTCACGCTGTCTGCGGATGTCAAAAGGCCATTGCTCACCCAATCGTGCAAAGCGCAGGTCATCCAGTGCATCCGTCCTATTGGTTGCTTCGTAGTCTGTTACACGTTTGAAACGCTCGAGCGCATCTTCAACGATGTCAGCCTTGCTGTCTTCTTTCTCTTCTGCCATTGTTTACGCCCATTAAAAAAGCCCACCGAAGTGAGCTTGTTGTGTTTTATCCTAGCCAGCCGCTTTCGACTGGAATCCTGTGTTCTTTTCGTTCTTTATGCTGTGGTGCTTTCCTGACGCCTTCACAGCTATAGCGCAATGCATCTATCACATGGTTATGCTTATCTTCAAGCACTGGCATCACTACGCCTGTAAGTGGGTCTGTCTTGTAGCTATACATCGTCAGTTCATCTATCGTATGCTGGCAGCGAGGATGAACGATGATGTCAAAGCTCTTCAGGAACTCAACACCTTCTTCTACTGAACGCGGCCCCTTGATAGCAGAGTTAATCCGTGGGAAGCCATGCCTTTGCATGTATGAAATAGTTTCAGGCCTAGCGCTATCAGCAGTAATAAACCACTTCCTAGAATCAGGAACGCGGTCAAACAAGTCAGGAAGCATGTCAATCTCACAGCCCACCATATATGCTTCATAGTCAACATAGAGGTTGCGCCCTTCCAGATAACAACGCACCAATACGCTAGGGTCACTAGCAAAGCCCCAGTCAGCACCAAGCCTGAATGTTGCGCCTTCTTTTGTTTCAAACTCTTCAACCTTCCAGTTGCGGAATACCCTTGATTCGCTATTGCGCTGATATTCACCCAGCCATACATGAGCGAACTTTTCAGGGTCACGCTGCATGTCATACTCAACTTCTGCCTTAAGTTCATCTGGCAGGAATGGGTTATCACGGTAATTAGCCTGCACAACGATTGAATCTTTAGGTGGATGCTCGCAGCGTAGCAATGCGTCTACAGGGTCAGTGTCTTTGCTTGGGTTCCATGAAAACCATATTTCACTGGCAGGCTTGCGGATTGTTGGTCTTAATATGTCCAGGCTGCGCTGTGACAGTGATTGTGATTCCTCTACCCAAGCCCTATCAAAGCCTTCAAGCGACTTGATTGAATCTGCTGTATGGTTCTGCAAGCCTTCAAAGATAATCACGCCACCGCGTTTAGTCAGTATGCGTTTATCCTGTACTTCAAAGTATGCGCCTGCATTGAGTTTGCTTATCTTGCTCTCTAGCAGTTTCTTGACAGAGAATTCTAGGCTCTTCTGTATCTCGCGTAGGCAAACATTGTCCTGCTTTTGCGCAATGTTCTCTTCAATCATCAGCTCTGCAAAGAAATGTGACTTGCCTGAACCGCGCCCACCATGAGCGCCTTTGTATCTAGCTGGCTTGAGTAATGGTAGAAATACGCGAGGCGTTTCTATCTCTACGGAAATCATACTGTCTTGCGTACTATCTCACCGATTAGCAGTTCACCTGTGATATTGCTATCAACCGTCTGGTTAGGCTTCCCATCTAATCTATCGCCAAGTTCTTTGATAGCTGACATGTCGCCATCTTCTGCTTTAGTAAGCAATGCCTCTGCAATACGTCTTAATCTTTCGCTATCTGATTGTGTTACAGCGCGTTTAATCGTTTCCGCCCATAACCGATTGTTTTTGCTAGAGTTGGTGTTATTTGGCTGACCGCCCACCTTCCCTGTTGTTTCTGTTGCCATTTTGAGAATCCTTATGGTTGTTCTCACTCACGAGGTTTGCTGTTTCCAGTCCGTTGGAGTTGTTAAACCCATCAATAGGGTCGTTAAGTAAATAGTTTGCTGGTTGTTCCAGCTTGATGCTGAAATCTATATGCGCGTAGTTATCTGCATATGTGGTGCTGCGCTTTGTTGCGATACGGTCACCGGTGATGTCGTTCTTTGCTGTGTTGTCTGCCATAGTGACCTCGGAATATAAGAGCTTTGCGCCACCCTAGCAGCTCTGACTAGGTGAAGCTGGCCTAGCTTCCTAATGTTGGCTATCAGCCATGATGACCGCGTACAGTCGGCTGAATCTT